AGCGACTTGTTAGAAACAGCAACCTGTTAGAGCGACTTGTTAGGGTTTTTGTGTAGGTTTTACTGTAGGACTAGGTTTTGACTTAGGTACCTAGGTAGGGTGTATAATGCACTCCTGCCTAGGCACAATGTCAAAAGGCAGATTACCTTAGGAGGGACATATGTCCCAATCAGTAAACAAAGCAACCACGCAGGTTAAGGTTACCCCTGCAAAACCAGCCTTTGATCTTAAAGGCTTGCAAGCATCCGCTGCAGTAGGCATGGCAGTTAAGGGCACGTCCGGTGCTCGGGCTGACTTAGGCATGCGGCTAACGCATGGTGCTGACTTTTCCGAGTTCATAGAGTCCAATGACTTCGCGATCTCAGCACCTCAGTGCAAACTAATCCCGGTTTGCTACCTTCACCTCGTTGAGAAGTCAGGTGGTGAGGTGGTTACGATGGGTGATCTAACCAACGTGGTGATTCCATTCTTGGTTACGGTACAGGGGGCACCTGTTATCGAGGAGTTAGGCCAGCGCCTCTGGGCTAACCCTAATGGTACTGGTTACCTTCAGGACATTGCCACAGTATGGGGGAGCACCTATGGTGCCGCCTTGCTAGGTAAGGTCGCTGGTTATGGTTCCAAGAAGAACCGGGCTGGCGTGAAGGTCTCGGCTAAGAACTGGACTAAGTTCTACGAGGTGTTCCGGATCGTTGGCTGATAGCTACTAGTTAGCTAGGGAAGAGGGCCTACTTGTTAGGCCCTTTTTTTGGCTTGCCGAAGCTACTTGTTAGGAGGCCACTACTACTGGATAAACGTACAGTAGTCGGCTACTTGTTAGGAGGCTAGGACTACTGTACAAACGTACAGTAGTATGCTACTTGTTAGGACTCTACTTTATTTGAAAAGGCTACCTGTTAGAACGACTTGTTAGAAGGGGGTAAACCCCCGCAGGGCACTTACCCACCCACCGTCCCCAGCAACACCTTGTTCCTGTCTCATTTTTTGCGATTGTTTTGTAGGGACCCGTTGTGTAAAAATTTCGCGCAATAATTTTTCGAAACCGTTTTTTGGTATAGGATTCGCACTATGTGATGTGGCAGGAGTTATAGACAGATGCCTGTAGAAGCACCCTCTTGGTTAGAGCGTTGGCGGGAAGGAAAGCAAGGTCGGCGTGAAAACTGGCGCGATTGGGAGGTTGGTCCGGGTCGTGATGTATCTGATTACCTTCAGGGTTTGGATCTTGGTGGGGGCCAGATTTTTGATCGACAAATTGGTTCTGGCAGGTTGTCGGTGAATTTACCCACTGAGTATGGTGATCCGAAGGTAGGTTCTATTGCTGATTATTTAAGCGATCCTCAAGGTTGGGGGGACGCGGCGGAGCAGGATCAATGGGACAGGGCGCTTAGAGCGTCGTACACCATACCTTTTGGTGGTGGTGGAGCTGCGGGGGGTCGCGTGGGTAGACGCCCCCGATATATGAATGAAGGTGGCATTGCATCGTTGATGTCTAATGGTGGTTTAGAGGCAATGATGTTGGATTTGGAGGGTGATGCGGCTGCTTTACCGGGGGATCTGTTCAGTGGTGAGTATGATCCGAGGTGGTTGAGCCATCCTGAAGATGAGGGTTATGTTGATGACGCAAAAATAAGGAGACAACTCCAAAGAAAGGGGGGTGCTCAGATTGGAGAGTGGTGGGAAGATTTGACAGACATGTTTGACATGCAGGAGGCCTATGACGAGGAGTTGGAGGTCCTGGATTCAGCGAATCCTCAGGATTCGGATAGTCTTTCTATGCGGGAGCTTGGGGAGATGATCATGCCTGGAGGAGGCATGGTGAAGATAGGCACGAGGGGCCTTGGCCTGTTGGGTAGATTATTTGATGCGATAAAGCGCGGTAATGCGTCGCGTAAGACAACGAAGCGGGTCAAGGAAATAGACGAGCTAATCCGTCAATCCGAGGAGAGTGGAGTGCGGACATCCAAACTGCTTAAGAAGCACGAGGAATTGATGGGGCGGTCCACGACAGGGACAGGGAAACGGGCATTGAAGGATGTTAGGAAGGATCTGAATATGGATGAGTACTCTCCCAAAGGGGAGCCGCGCCAAACCATCCTTGGAACGGAGCGATCGAAACCACGCGAGATACCCAAGTATACCCCGAAGAAGAAGCCCCCTAAGTTATGGTACGGTGGGGCACCATTGTATAAGAAAGGATATTACGGCAAGAGTTATAAATGAATGAGCTGGCGCTAACGCGAAAGAACCAGATCTTCAAATTAGAGGAAGTTCTTAAGGACTTACCTCAAGTAACCCCGAGGTTAACGCATCATTTTGCAGAGGGCGTCTATGTTCGTGCCTTGTATAAGAAGAAAGGCACGGTGTCCACGGGACATATCCACCGTTACGATTGCGTTACGATTATGCCGAGTGGGCATGTACGCACGGTCACGACGACACAGACCGAGGATGTGGTAGAGGTGTACAAAGGCTTTGCTATCTTTAGTTCCCCCGCCGGTTCGAAGCGAGCTTCGGTTGCGTTGGAGGATACGATTTGGATCACGGTCCATGCGAATCCGGACAATGAGCGAGATGTGGAGAAACTAGAGGCGCGGTTGGTCACCAATAATTCAATCCAAAAAATCTCGTGAAGCTATGCAGGAGCAGGCGTACATTGAGGGTGCGGCCCCGTATCTACCCGGAGTAGGGGACGTTGAAATTGATGAGCTTGGTAATTTGCTGCCGGGGTCGGACATAAGTGCCATCCTTGATCAAATAGCTTACGAGGGGGGAGGGAGTGAGGAGATGTTTGAGTTGTTGCAAGACCCCGAGTTGCAAGAGCATTTACAAGAGGGGTTATCCGAAGAAAATCTCCCTAAAGTCTTGGCGGCGATCCCACAGATGATGGGCCAAGGGATCATGACTGCAGCCCATGGGGGTGCGGTGGGTACTCCGAAGGACGTGTATTATTTTTCAGTGCCCAATATCCAGCAGATGATGGGGGACCCGGACGCACAGATACAGAACGTCGGTAACGCGATGATGGGACAATTGGAGGGGAACCCTGATCAGGGGATGGTGGGCGCTACGCCAGGACAAATTCAGCAGATGGCCCGAGGAGGGCCGGTGCGTCGCTAGATGGCTAGTGTTCTTAATGAACTCAAGAATGTAGACCTTTCCTACCTTTCCCGCGAGGAAGCCAAAGAGTTCACGGTCCTCTTAGAGGAGTTAGAGAAGCGGGAATATCGCGAGCTTTCAGCCGCCAACTTCTTAGATTTCGTCAAGACCATCTGGCCCGATTTTATTCAGGGTGAGCATCACCGCAAGATGGCGGATGCCTTTGACCGTATTGCCGAGGGCAAGCTCAAGCGGTTAATTGTCAATATGCCGCCGCGCCATACCAAGAGTGAATTTGCCTCGCACCTCTTCCCTGCATATCTCTTAGGGAAGAACCCGAAGCTCAAGATTATTGAGGCTACGCATACGGCGGATTTGGCCATCAATTTTGGGCGCAAGGTCCGGGATTTGATTGATACCGAGGAATACACAGAAGTGTTTCCGCACACATCGCTGAAATCGGACTCCCGTAGCGCCGGTAAGTGGCTGACTTCGCAGGGGGGTGAGTACTACGCGGCGGGTATTGGGGGAGCCTTGGCGGGAAGGGGCGCGGATCTTTTTATTATTGACGATCCGCACTCCGAGCAAGATGCCTTTTCCGACAAAGCGTTGGACGAAGCCTACGAATGGTATATGACGGGACCGCGCCAGCGGCTGCAGCCGGGAGGGGCCATCGTCATTGTGATGACGCGGTGGAGTAAACGCGACCTGACTGGTAAGCTCACCCGCAAAATGAGTCAAACCGAGGCGGCGGATCAGTGGGAATTGATTGAATTTCCGGCCATCTTGCCATCGGGTAGGTCCCTTTGGCCAGAATACTGGAACATAGGGGAATTAGAGTCCATCAAGGCGTCGGTGCCGCCCTCTAAATGGGCCGCGCAGTACATGCAGCGGCCCACGGGCGAGGGGATTTCCATTATTCCGAAGGACTGGTTCAAGATTTGGACTGATGAAAAACCCCCGGAGTGCAATTATTTAATTCAGAGTTACGACACCGCATTTTTAAAAACCGAGCGGGCTGACTTTACCGCGATCACCACGTGGGGGGTCTTCCAACCAGAAGGAAAAATTGAAGACGAGCTGTACAGCGGTCAGGAGGCGCACCTGATTCTGCTGGATTGCGTTAAGGAACGGTTGGATTTCCCGGAATTGAAGAGTGAAGCGATCCGGTTATACGAGCATTGGAAACCAGATGTGGTGATTATTGAAACTAAGGCGTCAGGGATTCCATTAACGCAGGAATTACGCCGGTTAGGGATTCCGATTAACACGTTTTCTCCCAATCGGGGTCAAGATAAGATCGCAAGGCTCAATTCGGTGAGTCCTATTTTCCAGGATGGTAAGGTCTGGGTGCCGGAAAATCGTTGGGCCGAGGAACTTATGGAGGAAGTGTCGGATTTTCCCAATGGTGAGTATGACGATTTGGTGGATGCGACCAGTTTGGCGTTGATGCGTTTTCGTACAGGGGGCTTTTTACGATTAGCTTCGGATTGGGAGGATAAAGAGGAGTATTATCCGCGCATGCGGGAGTACTATTGATTTATTCTTTCGGTAAACAAGGGTATCTTTCCCGCCTATGGCAACACCATCCGGCTTTCTCGACGAACAACCCGTCGAAATTGAGCTTCAGGAAGATATCATCGGGCCAGAAGGCGTTGATGTATTCTTTGATCGTAATGGTAGAGGGTCTGTTGGCTTCGATCCAGAAGAAGAACCCCAGATCAACTTTGGTGAGAATATTGCTGAGTACCTTGAAGACAATATTCTTAGCCGGATTGCCTCCAAGTTAATTCAGTATTACCGCGATGACCTAGATTCCCGCGACGATTGGTTTCAATCCTTCAAAAAGGGTCTTGATCTGCTGGGAATTAAGTCCGATAACCGTAGTGAGCCGTTTCAAGGGGCAAGCGGGGTGTATCACCCCCTGTTAGCCGAGGCGGTCACGCATTTTCAGGCGCAAGCCTATAAAGAATTGTTGCCTGCGGGTGGTCCAGTGGATGCACAAGTCATGGGTACCATGACCGATCCGAAAATGGATCAGGCCAACCGCGTCAAGAACTTCATGAACTTCCAGCTGACTTATAAAATGGAAGAATACGACCCAGAAATGGATCAATTGCTCTTTTATTTACCGTTAGCTGGGTCAGCGTTCAAGAAAAGTTACTACGACCCAGCGTTAGGCCGCGCCGTTTCCCGTTTTATCAAGGCCGAGGACTTGGTGGTGCCGTATGGCACTTCAGATTTGGTGACCAGTCCAAGAATTACCCACGTGATCAAAATGACGGAGAACGATCTGCGGAAATTGCAGCTTTCGGGCTTCTATTTAGACGTGGAACTGTCTCCCCCAGCTATGTTGGACGATTCGCCGACTCAAGAAAAAATCGATGAGCTGGATGGCACCAGTTCCCCGCCACAAGAAGAGGAATATACCCTTCTTGAGGTGCATGTAGAGCTAGATATTGAAGGATTGGAAGATAAAAACTCGCAAGGGGAGCCGACGGGACTGGCCTTACCCTATATTGTGACCATTTGCCAGGATAGCCATCAAGTTTTGGCGATTCGGCAAAATTATAAAGAAGATGACCCGATGCGTAAGAAGGTTGAGTATTTTACGCATTTTAAATTTCTGCCGGGGCTGGGTTTTTACGGATTTGGCTTAATTCACATGATTGGGGGCGTAACAAAGTCAGCGACGGCGATTTTGCGGCAGTTAATTGATGCGGGAACGCTCGCGAACCTCCCGGCTGGGTTCAAAGCCCGTGGTTTGAACATTCAACGCACCGATGATCCGCTTCAACCCGGAGAATGGCGCGATGTGGACACCCCCGGTGGCACGATCCGTGATTCATTTATGCCGTTACCGTATAAAGAGCCGAGTGCAACGCTGTCTACGTTGTTGGGGCTATTGGTGGAATCTGGTCAACGCTTTGCTTCGGTATTAGATACGACTGGGTCGGATGCTAACCAAAATGCCCCCGTAGGTACCACGGTGGCCATGGTAGAGAAGGGCCAGAAGGTTATTTCGGGAATTCATAAGCGATTGCACTACGCCCAGCGCACTGAGTTCAAGATTTTGAAGCGCGTCTTCGGAGAAACGCTTCCCCCGGAGTATCCGTACCAAGTTCAGGGTGCTCAGCAGACGGTCTTCCGTGAAGACTTTAGTAGTCAGGTTGATGTGATTCCTATTTCGGATCCTAACATCTTTAGCACCACGCAGCGCATTATTTTGGCGCAAACGCAACTTCAGATGGCCCAAAGTGCACCACAATTGCATAATATGAAAGAAGCCTTCCGAAAAATGTATTTGGCGCTAAATATCCGGGATATTGACGATGTTTTGCTTCCTGATACGCCCCCACCACCAAAAGACCCGGTTCAAGAGAACCAAGACTCGTTAATGAACGTTCCGTTGCAAGCATTTATGCAACAGAACCATGATGCGCATATTCAGGCCCATATGGCGTTTTCTCAGAACCCAAATACGCAACAAAACCCCCAAGCGATGCCTGCGCTGCAAGCGCACGTCCAACAGCACCAAGCGTTGAAATATCGCCTCCAAGTTGAGCAAATTTTGGCTCAACAAGGAATGCAGCTGCCGCAACCGGGACCCGACGGCCAATTACCGCAATTACCACCAGAAGCTGAGAGCCAGATCGCTATGGCGGCGGCACAAGCGACTCAACAGATTACTGGGCAAGATCAGGCGTTGGCAGCGGCCATGGCGACCCCCGATCCGCAGCGTGAGATGTTTGATGAACAAATGAAGCTGGAATACGAGAAAATTGGTCAAAAACAAGAAGATAGTGAACTTCAGGCCGAAGTTGATATTGAGAAGATGGAATCCGACGAAAGACGCGAAGATTTACGCACAGCGGCTGATTTGCAAGAAGCTGAGATGAAACATCAGGAAGAAGTGGATAGAGACTTTATTGACATAGCGAAAATGGCAAGAGAGACCCGAGAGAATTAAATATGCCCAAAGTTGGTAAAAAACATTATCCTTACACAGCTAAGGGGAAAGCGGCGGCAAAAGCGGCGGCTAAACGTCAGGGGAAGAAAGTTTCCCATGGTAAAGGCTATAAGAAAGGGGGAGCGGTAAAAGGGAGTGGTAAAAGGAAATAATGGCAAGAGGAAGAAAAAGTGAAAGATTGGAACAAAGAATTAACTAAATACCCGAAACCTGGAAAGCAAAAGGCGGGTGTTTCAGTTAAACCGTTGTCAGCTTCAGGAGAAGGTTTAGCGCAGCAAAAGAGCGTTAAAGCCGGAACCCTTATTCCTGATGGGGGTGAAAAAGCCTCTGTGAAAGGGGGACAAGCAGCAACTAAAGGATTGCTCTGGTATCGTTATATCAAGTAATTATGGATTTTTTGCAATATTCGGAGTTTCTACTCCGCAAAATACGAGAACGTCAGCAGACGTTGTCGCGAACACTTTCTACGGGAAGTGCACAAGACTATGCTCAGTACCAACGAGTAGTTGGGGAGATTTCAGGTTTGAACTTCACTGAGCAAGAAATTGTAAACCTGCATGCGAACTTGGAAAATGAAGATAATGAGTGACCCTGTTCCAGAACGTGTTCTAAATTTTGGGTCTTCTGAGGAAGAAGAACCTCAGATTACCCCAGATAATTTAGAGGATCACGCAAGTAAATTACCCCGGCCTACGGGGTACAGGATATTAATCCTGCCATTCAAGCCGAATGCCACCACCAAAGGTGGGATTATGCTTGCCAAGCAGACGATGGAAAAAGAACAATTAGCTACGTTTGTAGGCTTAGTTGTATCTTTAGGCCCCGAGGCTTATAAAAACTCGGACAAATTTGCCGAAGGCCCTTGGTGTAAAGAGGGTGATTGGGTTATATTTGGCCGCTACGCAGGCGCAAGGTTTCGCATTGAAGGAGGCGATATGCGTCTTTTGAATGATGACGAAATTCTTGCTGTCATTGACGACCCAGAAGAAATTCTGCACGGATAAGGTGAGAGGACTCTATGGCTGAACAAGATATTGAATTAGTTCTTCCGGAGGAAGAAGTCGATATTCATGAAGCAGATGTGATCCAAGAAAAACTTGGGGATCAGGATTTTAGTGCTGCTTCACCGGAGGAAGAAACTCCTGCTGAGGAGTTAGATGATTATAGTGAGAAAGTTAGAAAAAGAATTGATAAGCTCACGTATCAAATGCGCGAAGCCGAGCGTCAGCGTGACGAGGCTGTTGACTATGCGCAAAAGATACAAAACCAAAATGGATCGTTGCAACAAAAGTTACGTTCTTCCGATACTACTTTGGTTAATGAATATGAGGCTCGTGTTTCTTCAGATACGGAACGTGCACGTAAGACTTTAAAAGAAGCGCAAGAGCTAGGGGATGCAGAGGCTATTGCACTGGCTACTGAAGCCGTTGCTAAAACTTCTGTGGAAGCGCAGAATGTGCAACGTTTACAAGCTCAACAAAAAGTAGCTGCTCGAAGACCAGTACGGAGGCCTCAGCAACAAAATGTACCGATGCCTGAGCCAGCTCCCCCGGATCCAAGAGCAGAAGATTGGGCTGAAAAGAATTCATGGTTTGGGACTGATCGAGGTATGACTTTTGCCGCTTTTGGTGTGCATCAGGAATTACTCAACGAAAACGTTGATCCAAGTACTCCTGGGTATTACGAAAAGATTGATGAAAGGATGAGGGATTATTTTCCTCAAAAATTCGATCAGCCAAAAAACGTGCAACAGGTGGCGGGTTCTAGCCGAGGGGCTGGGGCTACTAAACCGGGTTCACGCAAAGTAAAGTTAAACCCTTCGCAAGTTGCTATTGCAACTCGCCTAGGGGTCCCTTTAGAAGAGTATGCAAAATACGCTTAGGAGTTAAATAATGTCAGATCGTGACTCCAGATCTGCCAATTCACGAGAGATTAGATCTCGCCGTAAACCATGGCAACCGCCATCTATGTTAGACGCCCCTGAAGCACCCCCAGGATTTCAACATCGCTGGATTCGTGCTGAAGTCCGAGGTCACGATGACAGAGCGAACATGTCAAAACGTGTTCGTGAAGGATTCGAACTCGTAAGAGCAGAGGAATATCCCGATTTCGAAGCTCCTACGGTTGAGGACGGT